TAGCCTTACGTTGTCCTCGCCATACTGCTCGGCAAAGTCGCTGATGAGGTTGAAGACGGTGGCCCATCCTTTCATGGTCTTCGTTACATTGAAGACCTGCTTTATCTCGGCTGACGTTATCCATGAGTCGTTGAAGTGAAGGATGCCGAACTCATCTAGGAGTTTCTCGGTCATGAAAGACCTGTCGGAAGGTATCTCTCGTCTGGCGGCTATAGGTCTCACTCCATCGGTGTTATCTACATCGAAGAGGATACCTGTAACGGCTGGCACTTGCTCGACTAGAGGCTCGATATTGACGACCCCTTCCCACCACCCACTGGTGGTTTTACGCACTTCAATAACACCAAAAGTCTTCTTTGGCACACCAAACCGAGAGAGTCGCCACTATATAAATATTCGGACTGCGTTAGAAAAAATACAGTCTGGCGTATTGTCTTACGCCAGAATGCGTCTGATGAAAGAGGTTGCGAAGCCTGCGAGTGCTCCTAGCGATGCCGGAGCAACAAACGCTGGCTGAACGAAGGCTAGGTTGAGATAGGGAACCCCACTGAACAGTGAGATTACGCCACCAACCACTGCTCCTACGACACCACCTGCGGCTGTTGCCAACAGAGTGACACCGAGGAACTTGGCCTCTCCCTTCAGATACGTTCCTACATCTGAAAGTTGCGTCATAGCAAGACTTTCACTTCATGCTATTTAAAGGTTCGGTTTATAAGGGTATACTATACCCCTAGCCTGTAAGTCTTCCATCTTTGCATCGGAAGGCGAAGGGGATTTGCAATCGAAGTGGTGTCTTTTTCGTGCTGTATTCTTCCGGTATGTCGGGTCGCCCTTTGATTCCGAGTCCCTTTACCAAGTCTTCAACTGGCCAAGTCTCTTCTGCAATGTTGAGTTCTACGTTGTCTACCTTATTGGACATGAGATTGAGGATAGTTCTGTCCGATTCCTCGCCCCGATACCAGATAAAGCCCAATCCTTCGGCCAGCATATCCATATCGCTCTGCTCGAAGTTGTCGCTTATCTCTTCACCGTAGTCTCCCTCTGCTGTGAAGGGGGTCTTGAAGTAGAAGTTGATGGACTTGTCCTGTCCTACGACCACCATGACCTTCTCATTCTCATCGCCCAAGTAACCTGAGACATCGCCAGTGCTGGCTGTAGGTGTGACGGGGTGCATATGGACTGTCCCGATAAGTGTTTCTCCTTCATGAAGTTGCTCGTTAGGCTCTAGGACAATCTCTCTGTCCTTGCCAAATTGCTCCCCCACAACGCCCAAGTTGCCATGCTCGGCCACGATAAGGAAGCCACCCGCTTCATTGTCGTTGGAGACGGAGTATTCAATCATCATCATGAGGTCGTTGTAGAGGCGTTCCGGTATCTCAATCTTGTCTGGCACTTCTAGGCCATCGGCTGTAATGGGTCTATCCTTATCCTCGTCTTCACCCGGCTCTACTGGCTCTGGAATGTCTGGGTCAGGATTGAGTTCCTTATCGGGATTGCTAGGGTCTGGCTCTTCTGCCAATGAGACATCTGTGGCCTCGCCACCAAGGTCGGTTATGATGTCATTGTAGAATTGGAAAACTTCTTCATCAACGTTGGGGGGCTGTAGAAGAGAGATGAGACCAGTATCGAGCAACCAGTCCAAGTCCTTAAGCATTTGGTCTGGCTCTCCAACCACATCTGGTTCAATCAGTCTCGTATTGTAGTAGTCAACCAACTTTGTGACAATCTCTTGGGCCTTTTCTATGTCCTTCTCTCTAGCCGACCCTTGCTCATTGAACTTCTCAATATTGGGATAGTTCGGCTGTCCCGGCTTCGGAGCAGGTTCTTGAGGAGTGGCTGGCTGATAGGGCGGTTGCATACTAGGAAGATAAGAGCGATGGGACTATTTAAAGCCTTTCAGAAAAAGGGAAGCCCGAACTCAGTGTGTGGGTTCAGGCTTTAACGTATACACCGTCTGTTGCGTTGAGTCTAGGAAGGTCTTGCTGACCAACGGCAGAACGTCTTCCATCTTCAGTTTGAGATTGCCCTCAACATGGCTCTTCAGTTGGGCTTCTGTCACCGTCTTCATGATGCCCATCCAAGTGTTGAATGCCCTGAGTTTGGGTTCAGGGATGGTGCAGACTTCTGGCTTTGGTGTGGGCGGGATAGGTGGAGACGGGGGAGCCTTGGCCATTGTCACTGGAATTGACTCGGCTTCGGCTGTCTTCTCCATAGGTTCTGTTCCTGCGTCCCTTATGTCGGAGACGACCTTCATATCCCGCACCATGATTACGGGTGTCTTTCCTACCACTTTTCCATTCTCCTTCTGGTCGGTGAGTTTCTGCACTCTGCCCTTGATGTTGACGACCTTCGCCACATACTGGTTGCCGTCTTCCAACTTGTATGCGAAAGGTGGGAAGTCTAGGATTGCTTTGGTCATTTCGTCTCCACCTAGCAGTGTCCACTTGGTCAGTCTGGTTGCGACTCTTTGGGTGTTGCACTTGACATCGGTGCAGTCGAATGATGTGCCCTCGTCTACTCCTTCCTTCTTCCGGTAGCACACTGGACATCCAAGATAAGATGAAGTGCTAATGACTCTCGCAATCAGAACATCCACCCCATTCACATAGTCTCCCTCTTCCAAATCCGAGAGATTCCTCTTGGGGTTCAGTTCTGCGTAGAGTTGTCGCACCACATCTGGATTGGTCTCAAACCTTTTCAGAGGCGGGTATTTGCGGAGTATTTCCTCGATTGTCGGTTGCGTCATAGCCTACCCCTCGTGAGCAGACTATAAAAAGATTCTATACCTCATGATGAGAGCCTAAGCAACAGCCACACATGGGACATGGTTCGTATCCTCGCTTAAGAAGGAAGACTACTTCAGGATAGGTTACGCAACAGGGATGATGAATGCAGGCGTAGACAGTCTCACTGTCGCCTTTCATTGCCTTCTATCTCCTCTTTGGCTTCTCGTAGTTTCCTCTGGAACTCCTGCCTCAAGTCGGAAATCTCGTCTTCCATGTCCATGATTCTTGTCTCTTGTTCGACCTTCTCTGCCATGTCCAGCCCTTCCTCTGGCCCCCCTTCTGGAATGGTTCCTGCACTTGGCGGTCTTGAAGCCATCTTCTCATCTGGACTGCCGAAGGTTGGTGTTCCTTCTCTTGTCACTCCGGGGGCACCACCGCCCATTCCTGTCTGAGCCATAGGTGGCATTGCCGCTTCGCCTATCTCTTTCTCCAACTCTTCCTCGCCCAGTGGCTCGAATCCGAGTGCCTTTCTGACTTCATCTCTTGTCAGAATGCGGCTTGCGTAGAGGGGTAGATAAGTCTTTGCTTTGTCCTCTAGTGAGTCCTCTTTCACTGGTTTCCAAATGAACTTGGGCACATCGAACTCCTTTATCAATTCGTCTGCAATCTTGCCATAGAGCGACTTCATTACCATCACCATAATGCTTCTTTCCAGTTGGCTGTTCAAAGATTGGCGGTTGGAACTGATGAAGGTGAAGTATCCTCTCTCCACTGTCTGTGCCGTTGCTCTATTCAGACCTGCGGGGTCTGTGAAGAACTTGGGCACTGACAGGGCGTAGGTTCTCATGTTATGCAACCACTGAAGCCAGAAGGCTGTAGTCTGCATTCTGTCAATGGGTGGGTTGATTGGCTCTACCTTCACTGGGGCAGAAGCCCTTATCACTAGAGACTGGCCGGGTTGAGCCTGCTGGAAGTATCTCCTCACCGCATTGTATTGGACATTGGTAACTTCTGCTGTTGGCAGTCCGTTCTCTGCTGTGCCTACATGAACTAGGAACATTGGCTTGAGGAAGACATTCATAATGGCCCCCATCGTTTGCTCGTAGTTCTTCATGAGTTCCTGATGGAACAGAATAGGGCGTAACATTGAAACACCATAGACGCTCTCGTAAGTCCAAGACGTAGGCATATACCTCAGATGAACTATTTCGTCAGCAAGGAAGGTGACTAGCGGGAAGACGTAATACTGAACGTAGCCAAGGATGGTTCCGTAGGCATCCCTTCTGACACGCATATACATCGGGTCGAGTGGCTTGAAGCGGGTAATCTCGCCATAAGGATTCTCCAACTTGTGGGTCGGGTAGAGTTTGTTGTGCTTGTCGGCAACGTCTACTCTGTCTGTCCACCAATAGCCATCGCCACCGTTCTTCCCTTCTGTCTCATAGGAAATCCTTAGTTCCTGTAGGTCGTGGCCTGTCTGATGACAGAACCAAGTTCTGACAACCTCTGTGTAAGAGTTGCCGAAGACGAGCATATCCTTAACCATGACCTTCAGCAAGTTGAGGAAGTCGTGTCTGTCGAGGAAAGCCTTAACGTCCTTCACTACGGTATCGAGTGGATAGTCCAACTCATAACCCTGTGAGATGGTCATCTGTGTATGGAAGTCTATCGTGGCTCGGATGAACGGCTCTTGCACATAATACTGCTTGTATTTCTGGTAGTCTTCAGTAGGAACGGCCCCCCAAATCTTCTCCCAAACTGCAACGTAAGGATAGACTGTGAACCCTAGACCAAGACCGGGCAGGTCTTTGGTAGCATACTCTTCCCAAGCGAAGTCTCTCCACCACGCTTCACCCCTATCAATCTGTCCCACCTGAGATTCTAGCGGTGGCTTGTAGGACGCTTGAAGAGTTGGGTCGCTCAATCCCCTTCCCGTTGCTAGAGTATCTGGCGGGGGCGAGATGAAGCCTAGACGTTTGAGAGCACCTGTGATAACGTTGTCTCTCGGCTTGTCGTCATCAGTGGAGTTCGCAGACATACTGAGATTTAAAGCCCTCTCCAACCTTATAAGGGTTATGCTGGTGAGAGAGTGGCTACCTTTAAATAGGAGAACGGGCTTATTCTGTGTATGAGTGATAAGTCGGTGCGAAAGGTATTGGACTGGCCAAATCATCGTGTTGGCTCTAAGCCTTCTGACCCCATCAGATTTGAAGAGTTGACTGATGAAGAGAAGATTGTTGCAGGAGAAGGCTTTGAAGCACTCGGAGATGAAGAGTGCGATGTCCATAAGAAGACCTACAATGAGCACTCATTGGATGAGTTAGACGAAGACGTTATTGACCCCGACAAGAGCGAAGACGAGGTAATGCAACCTGACTTCAAGCAGACAATTGATACTGCTGGCGAGGCCATGAGTGAGGTTTCCAGTCTCTTGGACGACTTGCTTAGGCTCGAAGAAGATGGACAAATCTCTAGTGAAGAAGTGGATGAAGTTTTCGACTACGCAAAAAGCATCTTAGGTGAGGCTGGTATGAGGTCAATAG